CACCAGATAACAGATGACGGTAATGGCCGCCACGGATGCGATTCCAAAGTCCATATTTTCACCCCCTCTCAAAGACCTATCTTGTCTAACAGAAAGGCCATAACCGCTGTAATAACCGCCGCAATTACGGCCCAACTTATTTTGCCTTTCAGATCTTTCCAGGTTCGTCCAGGCTCTGCCTGAATGTCTGACAATCCCTTGGACAGTGTGCTCACTTTACCCGTCAGGTCCTCCAGCTTTTCGAGTATCGTTGTATACTGCTGGCCCTGCTCTGCACGGGCGATCTCAAGCTCCCGGATTCTGTTGAAAAACTCCTTGTGCGTCTGCCGGGACTGTTCCTTCCATTCGCTCATCTGCTTTTCCAGCATATTAGCTTTTTGGATGCCAAGGCAATCCCGCCGTGGATCTAAGATACATTTTTCATCCATCGTACACCTCCCACGCCTGGGCGTAATCCTCCGGTGAGAAGTTAGTATCCTGCTTGCACTGGTATGTTTTGCCGTCGGTATAGATCATGTACTCCCCGACCCTATACATATCATGGGCACCCTGAACTGGCACAAAGGGCTTGGCCGTTTCCGGGCTTGTCCCATGGAGGGGCCGCCAGAAGGTGAACCAGGCGGAGTTATCCGGCTTGATGTCAGGGTGGGTCGCATTGTCGTGCGCCTGAAAGCACTCCCAAGTCTGGCCACCGTTATTTCTGATGTCGCCTACCTGATATTTGCCCTCCAACCACTCCTCATATAGTCCGCTGGCTCGGATGCGCTTGTCGTCGCTGTCGATGACTGCCCCGGCCAAGGTCTGCCGGGACACATAGATAGCGGATGCCAGTGCGTCGTACAAATTGCTCACAGTGTAAGCCCCCTCTCAATGGCAGTCTCAATACTGGATACCCTGTCCTCAAGGGTGGGTTCCGGCTCCGGTTCAGGTTCCGGCTCTGGCACGGTCCCGGCGGTCATGTCTATAACAATCTGGCCGTTCACCTCGATATCCACAAAGGGGAAGGTATCAGGCACGGAGATCTCAGGAGGGACCTCCGCCCACCCCTCCGGGATGGTATTCAAATTACAAGTTTGGTTGCGGTGCGCCCCGTTCTCCAAGGGCTGGATTTCGATGATTAACATGGGGACCTCCTTTTAGCCGATGGCATAATAGTAATAGGTAGTTCCTGTACCGTTTAACTGGTCACTTCCACTTCCGGTAAAATTTATATACCAGGAAATAGTGGACCCCTCTCTCTTCATCAGGGTATATTGAGTTGCAGTTGTTCCTCCATATTTCCATTGGATTTTTTCGTATGTATCGCCTAAAAATATAGGCAATGCAAAATATAAATTGTTTCCTCTTGTCCCTTTACGCCCATCTGTATCGCCGACTATAAATAGTTTAGGCTCAAAAGGGAGTGTCAAACTGCATGGGTTATTGATCCCGTAGGTGCCGGTCCCCACATAACTGCCAGTCTCTACTCTCAGTGGTAATACGGAGTTTTCAAACGGTATCCCCAAAAACTGATACTCATACCCATCATGGATGCCGCTGTCGGGGTAGGCGTTGCGGTTGGAGGAGCGGACGTATTCCCAAGGACCATCATGTAATTCCTTTTTTCCTGTAACGGTTTTAGCAGGTATAGCCTCTGCTACATAGGTATAGTCCTCGCTATCCGCACTGTTCTGTTTGCCAGTTGGAGCTCCCGATGCATAATAGATAACATTCGCTGGGGTAGTCTTATAATCTATATTGCCCCAGTTGCCATGCGCTACACTGTTTACTTGTTTCGTTAGATAAAAGTATTTTCCTTGTAGCACTTGAAGATTTGAGCCTATTCCGTTTGGAGTAAAAGTCAAAACTTGTGGATTATTTAAAGTAACACTTAAATCCTCATGTACAGTTACTGTTGGAGAATACCTAATATGGTTTGTTGGCGTATATGAACCAGAATTAGGTCTACCCTGCCACTCAACACACTGTATTTGCTCGGCACCAAGATTCGGTACAAGAGCAAAACCAGAAGTTCTTCTCTTCCACCAATACTGATTATATTTCCCTAAAAAGACCAGCACATCATCTGGGACATTGGATACATCCAGCCCAAACAAAGCCGCTGTGGTGTCCTTTAAAAGAGCGAACTTGTTGATAAAGGTGCCTTCTGTGTACACCTTTCCAGGGGCCGGGATTATCTCGTAAATATCGTCTGTCCCATCTACTTTTGTAAGCTGAAAGCGATTTGGGTATTGTACGTTTCTGTCGTCCATTTGGTCCTCCTTTCAGCCGATGGCAAAGTAGTGATATGTGGTACCATTTGCGTTTAGTTGATGTTCACCGCTACTTGATGAATACCATGACACAGAATTTCCGTTGATTGTAACAAACTGTGTGGTCGTGCTATCTGATCTAGTATACATACTAACATTCATATTTTTATAATCATTATCCCATAGTATTATATTAGGCAAAGAGAGATCTACACCACCCGTAGAAACCATCCTAAAAACTCCCCAAATTATTGGAGTAAACGGAAATGTTAACGTATTTGGGGATGAACTCAAAAACGTCCCCGTTCCAATGTAGCTGCCCGTCATAATCTTCGGCGATCCTGCAATTCCACCTGCAATTCCACCTGCAATCGCATCCGATATTGCATCCTGAAACTTCTCGTTAAACTTCGCCATCGTTGGTTGGTCCGTTTCAACAAACGGTGTAAAAGCCATCAGCTAATCACTCCTTCCGCTTTCATATTTCCATATAGTAGCAGATACCATGTGGCTACCTGCCAATTCTTCCATTCAGTATTCATGGCATCCAGTTCCGCCCAGTTTCTTCCTAGATTACTACCCGCACTTGGCAAGGGGTTATATCCACTCCAAAATGTGTACGCATTGGACCGCTTGAAAGCACGCACCACTTGCTCAATGGTCAACCGAATATCTATTAGTATCTGCTCGATATTGTTAGCCTTGATATATGTCAACAGTTCCATGCTCTCCGGTGCCTCTGGCGTAGTGGACAGCAAGTCAATGGTAGAACGTAGAGCGGAAACATTCGCAAGATATTTCTCCATCAGATCAGCGGTTGGAATATCATCTTCATACCAGGTGTAAGGGTCTTTTCCCTCGCCGGGTTCGGGTTCTAGTTGTGGACCTGCAACAAATGAGCCTGTCCCGGAATTTCGATAGAATGTCTTACTGACTTCATCCCGTAAGCAGGCTATTCCGTCTCCATCCAGTGCTGGCCGAAAATCATGGATTAGGGTGTCGTTATCATAGACCTGGCAACGATAAAGCTTGGCGGACATTTTCCTCTCATCTACCTCTCCCCCTGAATTGAGCGTCAAAAGGCAGAGGTTATACGAACAGTTAAATGATGCCGCTCCACTGGTAATAGTCGTATCTCCAAATTTGCAGACGTTTTTGTTTTTGTCTATAACAACGTGGGACAAAACTTTTGATACCGTAGTTTCTGTTCCAGTCGTATTAAAATCAGACCGAATCGAACTAGCAGACATCTCCCACAACACAAAGCTACCTACTCCATTTGCTGTACGCGCGCCAAAGAAGGGGTAAACGCCGCCTTTTAATGCCTCAACCTCCATAACGACCCGGCTGTTATTCGTTGGTTTATGCCCGGTGTCGATATACTGAGTCCCGCTGCTTTCAATGTACTCTAAGTAGGTGACACCCTGATTCCCACCATGGGGTATCTCTATCCTCTGATAGTCCGTGCTGTAACCGTACTGACGGAACTGTTGGTCCAATTCCTCCATCGCCGCCGTTACTCGATTCAGGTCTGTGGCGTTGTAGGTGCCCTTGCTGTTTCTGGCGTCCACATCATTTTGATTTCTATTCGTTACAAGGGTCAAAAAATCAAAACTCATGTTTCCTCCTTGTCCCAATAGATCACTACACAGCCTGTCGCTCCAGCCTTTCCCGGCATACCTTCTCCTGGATAATTGTCAATCACCATTTTTGACGACGTAGAACCATCAGAATTGGTGGTGGTTTTTCGGTGTTTATTCCCTTTAATACCTCCAGCGCCTCCGGCTCCCCCATCGCCCGAACCAGTTACAGGATTTTGCACTCCAGTTCTCGCAAAGCTGTCACCACTTGCAATATCAGTATAGCCATACTCAAATCTTGACCCATCAGCACTGCTATACTGCCCAAAAATGGTATCTTCATCAATTTGAATGTTGAATTGCTGTTGAGGGTTAATAGACACAGTCCCCGCCCAAACAAGGGCGCCAAGGCCGTCCTGTCCATCCTGGCCCGCTTCATCCCAATTACCATCTGTTCCGGCAGTTCCATTTCCGCCCTTTCCTACCAGAATCAATCGGAGTTTCGTAGCTCCTTCTGGTACAGTCCAAGATCCACTTTGTGTGATCACCGCCCGGTTCTGGAACAGGAAAGAACCATCAGCCTGGAGCAGAATACTTGTGCAATCCTTCAATACTCCATCTTTGAGAGATAGATCTTGCTGTATGCGGCGGGCCGTAGTGGCGCTGCTCTCATTCAGCCATACAGTGTCTACATCTCCAATTTCAGAAGTCATATCGCCACGACCGACGATTTCAAGCCTATTCCCACCATAGCATGATAAAATCAACTTAGCGGCTGTCAGCGCATCACCTTTTGTTTTAATGAACGGATTTTGGACAGACTTTGTTTCGCTAGATGCTGTAGAGTTACCGGACACAATATATTGTGTGTTGTTTCCATCGTTCAATGTAAAAATGATTGCCGCTATGTCGTTGTTGGCCTTCATTACCGGATAACTCTGTAAGTTGTCCAACGTCAACTTGTTCCCTTGGCTCCAAAGCGGCTCTGCTGCCAGATAGCCAGTCTCCGCGTCCGCTCGTGGCCATGTTCCCGTCGCCATACAGACGTACCGCAGAAGGTCACCGCACTTCATTCCAACAACATCAGATGAAGACCGAACCACGACCGGCTTGTCCGCATAGTTCGGATCTACAGTATAAAGAGTTTCAAAATTTGTCCCTAGCTGGGCCACAAGAGCTGCTATCCACCCTTTCAACGTGGTTGGGAGGGCTTCCGGTGGTATAAATTCTCTGGATTGCAGCAGTCCAATAATGTCCACCAAGTCCCATTGCATAGTAAGTCCATTATCCCCTGTTTTCCATCCGCCGGAATACTGATAGAATATTCCTAACCGCTTATATTCATCTGTCCCATCCTCCAGCCTGACGGCCATGGAAACATCAATACCCTGCCGTTCTTCAATAGATTGAAATACGCCCTCTTTGCTTCTGGGCTCAAACCTTCGATCCAGGTTATCCATGCGTATCGTACAAGTCCCATAAGGCAGCGCCATACAGGACACATCTCCCTGATGTTTAAGAGAAAACGACGCAATAATATTTCCGTCCCATTCCTCATAAACTCCAGGAAGTATTTCCGCAAATCTCGCCCTTCTTCCTGGCTTGCTCCACTTACTTACTGTAACCCTAATAGCATCGGGATTGTACACTGTAAATCCTGTTAGGGATACGCTCCTCTCCATATTGCCTTTGAAGCTCTTTGAGTGATAGGTTGTGCCCCCCTGCTTGATCTCCACTGTAAAATCTTCCGCTACACCATCCCAATCATCTGACGGGAAATAGATGGAGCATGCCTGAAGAATGGACACATTGGAAAAGGTCTCTTCCGCCCAAACAGCCGGGGTGAATGTACCATCTTCTGCCGATAGTGGATCTAATACAAGTCCAATCTCTCCATTTACGCCCTGTTCAGGAATCAGTTTAAATTGACCATCCAGTACCCAGCGATTTTGTTCCAGTGTTGCGTATGGTTCAAGGACAAATATCTTGTTGTAAGCCTGTTCTCTCTTTGAAAATTGCATCTCCCCACTGCTACTGATTGTGCCATATATAATGTCCGGGTCGATAATGTCAATGATTGCTTTAATGAAAATCTGGCGTGCGTCCGCCACAATCGCCTTTTTGTAGCCCTCCGTGCTCTCAATCACTGGGTTTCACCTCTCGCAGCTCCACAGAAAAGTCGGCCCACATCGGCATAGGTGTAGCCCCATCTTCTCCATCAACCAGTCGGCTCCACATGAATTTTGGATATTGAAAGTCGATGACAAAGAATTGAGAATAAGTCAGTGCGCCGCTGGAACTTGGTGGAAGAAAGCCGCATGTGATGACCTGTTTTCTACCCTTTTCACACGCTGCAATTACCTTATTCTTCAGCTCGTCACTGAAATAGCCATACTGATATGTAACTTCCCAAACGCTTCCTTGCAGTTCACGAACAATTCTCCCTGTGACCATCTTGACGTCGATGGATAGTGGGTCTTTCCACGCTCTATATCCGCCTTTCAGTGTCTCTGGAAGTTCAATTCCATCAATAATCAGTTGTGTCATGGTTCACCTCACGACGGACTTAAAATAGGCGTACCGTTGGCCTTTGCATAGTCTGCCAACGGGCCGAACAGATAAGAGGCGAATTTCGTTCCGTCAGGCATCATTAGGTTAAAAACAAAGTTCCCACCCGATACTCCGTTGCTCTGTACTGCGGCTGAAATACCGTTCACCATTCCAGCGGATGCCACGCCCAAGCCAGAGGATGTAAAATCTACACTTGCCGTGCCAAAGTCCATACCGCCCTCAATTTTTTGACGGATACGGTCATACTCATTATCCCAGCCCTGGGCTAAACCTTCGGCCATATACTCTCCGATCCCCGCAAAAACCTTTGACGGAGATGCGATACCCAAAACACCCTTTACGCTGGACACAATGCCCCCTACAAATCCAGAAACTTTATCTGTAATCCATGTCATCATGCTTTTTATCCCATTCCACAGACCCTGCACAATATTTTTTCCGATTGTTAGCATTTGTTGTGGCAGATTTGAGATACCGCCTTTAATAGCACTTACTATTTGTCCCGCAATATCTTTTACAAACGAGATCATACTTTTTAAGCCATTGCCTAACCCTTTTATAATTGAGCCGCCTAAATTCACCCAATTAAAAGCTAAAAGAGTATTTACAATAGCGTTAATAATTTTGGGGATATTTTCAATGATAGTCGGGATTGCGCTAATCAAGCCCTTAACCAATGTACCAATCAAACTGATTGCAGCTGAAAACACTTTTGGCGCATTGTCATTAATAACACCCGCAATATTTGTAACGATTGTTGGAACATTTTCGATAATCGTTGGGATACTGTCTGCCAATCCCTGTGCTAAACTCTGCGCAAGTCCAAGGGCACCATCAACAATCAGACCAGCGTTTTCTCGAATAGAAGATGTGAGAGAAACAACCGCTTCAAGACCAGACTGTAGTAAAAGTGGAAGATTTTCTTTTAAATACAATCCTAGTGATGACATTACAGAAGCTGCCGCATTAGCAATTTGCGGAAGTGCAGTTGTAATCCCGCTGACTAAATAAGACAGAATCTGTCCTCCATAAGACATGAAGGTTGAAGCATTTTCAGAAATGTATGCCAAAAGTGATTGAAACGCCTGGATTGCCCCATTTATCAAGATTGGAGCGCTCTGGATCAATCCGCTTGCAATAGCTCCTATTATTTGTGTTCCAAACCCTAGAAACTCTGGAAGTTTATTTACCGCTTTACTTACAAGACCGCCAAGTGCCTTTGAGAAAGCTGTATCGGCTCCATCCGCACCATTGACCATATCATTGAACGCCGTTGCCACTTTGGAGATAGCTGGAAGAAATTCTGATAAAAGCTGGTTCTTTACATTGGATACTGTCTGTCCAAGGGTAGCAAGAGTAGCGTCCAACTGTGCCTGATTGTTCCGGGCCTCCACCAACGCCTCATTGTTGCGGTAAAACGCTTCGCTTGCCTCGTCATACGTCCCGGACAGTGTCTCCATGATGAGCTGGTTCCGCTCGCTCTCGCTGGCGCAGGCTTCTAGCTTGGCGTTAAATTCGTCCTCGCTGATGCTGGCCCAATTTAGCGCATCGGCCAGTGTACCAGTGACCTGCCCCACTCTAGCTGTTTCATTTGCGGATTCAATTAAGCCCTCGATGGGCAGGGCATCGCCAAATGTGCCAGCAACACCAGCAGCAATATTGGTCCATGTGGAAACGTCCTCGGCGCTGTCTGCCAGTTTTGCAAGGAGCTGGGACGCTTCGGTGGCGGTATCCGTATCACCTAGGATGCCGTAAAAAGCGTTGTATGCCTGCTGGGCCGTCTCCGCACCATATCCAGCCGCCTCAAAAGCGGTATTGAGTTTACCCATTGCAACCCGGTATTCCTCGGTGGAGGACTCCAGGGCCAGCAGACCACCAACCGCTGCGCCTGCTGCTGTGGTAATTGCACCAATACCAGCCGCCGCCACTTTCCCAGCAGATGCAAGGCTGCTTTTTAATTTGGAGGCGAGGCTACTCCCGCTCTTAGATACGTCCTTTACGCCACTATCATACTCACTGGTATCCAAACTGATTTTCGCAAATAGATCAAACAGGTTAATAGGTGCCGCCTCCTTTCACGGCACCACTTAGCCCTTCCCTGCCACCACTTAGACAGAGGCGATTTTATTTTTCATGTAGGCGATGATTTCTTCTGGTGTTCGGTTTTCTTCTGGCCTCGGATGCTCAATGTCCAGGTATCTTGCCCTCATATAAGTCCCACCAGCATATTTCGCCGTGTTTTCTCCGATAATTTTCAGAGCGTCCGTTAAATATATGCGATACGCCTGTTCTTTTGCCGCTTGATTGATGAGGGCTGGGAGTGCCGCCAAAATTGCCCGTACCCCCATTCCCCGCACGGACAGGAGGCAGAGAATTACTCGCTCTTTTCCTCCTGCCCAAACGATTTGAAAAAATCAAGCAGTTCTTTATCCTTGAAAACAGAACGAATTTGCAGAATCGTTGTCAATACATTCTGCTTTTCCACCGCCTCTGCCGTGGTATCATTCAGAACAGACAAAATCCCAAACACATCCGCCCGGTGGTCTTTCAGCAGAACCGAAACCAACATGGCGCATTTTTGTGCCCCATAGGTGTACAGCTCTGCCACGCTTTTCCCCTTGCTGTCAAACTTCTTCCCAAGCTCATCCAAGAGAGCCTTATCCCCGGTGATATTGGCGATATAAGGCGTCAGTTCGCACAGTACATCTACCGCCTGCTCGGTAGTCAGTTCAGATAGTTTCATGGTGTCAATCCTCCGAAGGTGCGGCGCTATAGAACTCCATTGGCATGGTGTCCTGTGCGTCGATGGACACATGGCCGGTCAGTTCCACGGATACCTGGCCTTTGCCGTTCTTGGTCGTCTGAAGGGTAAAGCCTCCAGTAGACAGGGCATTTTTTAGGCAAACGGCTACCATGCCGCCATCCGCCCGGTCTCCTACCCACCATAGATCGGCAAAATCAGTCTGCTTCAGATCACGTCTAGGGGTAATTTTTGTGGTGTCCGGGCTTCCAATATCCGCTACACCCAGGGCCAGCTTGATACTAGCCGGGGATGTACCCAGGGAGGTGAACGACATTTTGCACTCCCAGCCATCCAGATGCTTCAATTCTTTTGTGTTGTTGGGGCAATTATCCACATCCTCCCCCAAATCAGAATAGGTAGGAACACATGAAATATTGATGCCGCCGGTGGTGGGGCAGATAATATCCTCGTCCGCCGGAGCTGTCGGCGTCGCTGGGGTAAACTTCTTCAAAATCACGCCCGCGTCAAGCTGCATCTCCTCGAACGTGCTCTGCGGAATGACAGTAAATTTGCCCATGTGGGCCTCCTTCCTAGCTGAATGTCAGATATTCAGCAGTAATATTTATGTATCTTCGTTTAATTGCGGGATCTTCTTCGTATGTAAGGCTTTGGCACCAGGGGGAGCCGCGTTTGAGCCATATATACCCCTCATCGCAGGTGAGATACACTCCGCCGTATCCAATGCGCTTGGATAGCTCCTGTGACTTTTCGTCCGGTATGGCCTCGCTCTCCGTGCGGAACCATAGGTTGACGGTCAGGCCCACTTCCCCGGCGTCAAAGGTGCTTTCGATGTATTCATAGGTGCCGTAGGGAAACACCACGTCGTCAGGCACAGAGCTAGCCCGGTAGAAGGGCATGAACTCGTTAAACCAAGAAAACAGGGCTTTGTTTTTGGTCATAACGCCCCGGCCTCCCGCCATGCCTTATAGATTTTCGGACCCTGTACTGCTATCCAATCCACCATTTCCTCATTAGTGGCCCACGGCCCATCAACAGAAAATGTGTTGCTTCCAAGCCCACTTTCATCAAAGAACGCATGGACTATTTCATGGCGGAGCGTTTTTTTCTCAGAGGCGGAAATAGTTTCTTTTGCCTCATGCTCCCATCCTTTGTACGTGGACATATCGCAAACCACAATTTTCTTTGTTAGCCAATCACAATACCCGTCAATGCTGCGCCGCTCAAATGCTTCATCTTCGGCGTACTTCTTGATTTCGATGGTGTATTCTGTTCCGAGAACATTCACTATCATGTGGTCAGCGCCCACCTCTCCGCAGTGAAGTATTTCAGCGGCAGCGTGGAGGAGCGAGGGGCCTGTTTGTCCTCCGGGTTGGAGGTCACGCGGTAGGTTTCTCCCGTACCCTTGTCCTTGAATACGTCGTTGTACTCAATGGGTACGGCCTTGTCCACCAGAGCGGAATACAGGCTGGTCACGCCCTCCTTTTCCGCCCGTCGGGCCTCCATGGAGGTGTCCATAGCCTGATAATTGGTAAACTCTGCGCCCTCTGTCCATTCCACGATATAGCCGCCAGCGCCGTCGGAAACACGCTTCTTTTCCATCAGTACGCAAGTCCGAGCAAAATCGTCTAATAGGCTCATATAATACCTCCAATTCTCCGCCATGCGTTTAGCTGGCTCTTAAATACATCTTGCCAGCCCACAGCTACGCCGCTGGAATTGGTAGCTTTGCTATACGAATAACCACCAAAACTCTCACTGGTGTACGGCCCCGGATTACCATTTTTCTTGTTCCAGACAGTAATCTCGTCCGCTAGGGAAACCAACGCTTTGGGCACCGCCAGCGCCCAAACAGCGCCATCAAATGTTTCCTCAACCATGTCCTGTGCTGGGTATTGATGAAGCCCGTCATTAAAGACAGACCCCACCACCCGGAAATACTGCCCTGTTTGCAGGAAGGGCAGCGTAATGCCGCCGTCCTGCACTGTGAACTTTCCGGTGTGGATGCCATCAGGCACCAAAAACCAGTTGTTCAGGTGTTGCAAAACTTGTTCCAGCATCACGCCGCCCTCCTTTAGTTCGATGTGCGTTTCCTTGTGCTTTTCACGGCCACGGTGGCGGCGGTCGCCGCCTCATGTGCCCCCGTGTCTGTCTGGCCTGTATCAGCCGGGGGCGTTAACCCCCCGGCGACACAGTAATTTTGGCAATGCCATCCAAATACTCAGCCCACAGCTTCATACCCATAATGGCGTAGCTCTCGCCCACAGCGGTGGAGTAATTACCCTGTGCGTGGAAGCCGATGAGGTTGGTTTCACCCTGCACAGTGTAATTCAGGCCCAGCCGTGCAAACTCGCTGTCGCCGGGATCGGCGTAGTACAGGTCGATATTCTCCACGGGGGTGGCAATCACCGTGTTCCGCGCAATGGCGGTGTTGCCGGAAACAGTGGCAGGCAACAGGAACAGGGTGGAATATCCCATAAAGTCCTTGACGTAGTTGATGCCGAACTGGGTCTGGACGGTAATGTCAGCCGTGCCCAAGTAGTCGTAGGCATCAAGAATATTCGCAAAGCCCACAACAGAGGTAACGTCCTTCGCCATAACCGCGAACTTGTTGAGCACCTCGCCCTGCGCTTTAGCAAGTGCGGCCTGCCAGGTGGTGGCGGTTCCCGTCAGAGAGCCGGTGTTCAGGAAGGTGTAGAAATCGCCCAGCACCACATTCTGGAGCTTGGTTAGAAAAGCGTCGTCGCTCTTTTCCACCGCAATTTCCGCGCCATACTTGTCCACGTCCTCGATAGGGACAGCCTTGGCATACTTCTTGATAGTCAAGTCAGCTTTTGTCGCCTGAGTAATGGTGGCCTTGCTGTACGGGATCACATTGCCGGGATCAACATCGCCATCCTCCAACGTAACGTCAGCCGTATAAGAGATTAGCTGAGTGCCAGGGGTCTTTCGGATGGGCCGCATGATGCCCAGAATGGTGCGAAGCGCATACCAGTTATCGTTAAACCGGGTAACGAAGTCCACCTCACGGGCGGTAATGCTGGTATAGGTATTGGGGAGGGAATCCCTTGGATTGGTCAGGCTTTCAACTTTTGTAGCAGCCATTTAATTCAGTCCTTTCATGTAATTTGGTTTTCCATAAGCGCTTTCTGGCGCTCTGCGGCAGACATTACATACCGGCCATGGTCGTCCTTCTTGTAGATGTCTGCCTTCGTCATAGAGCCACCGCCGATGTTGCCGGGAGGCGTCGCGGTGTCCGCGCCTTTTACGGTAGTCGTGCTCACCAAGCCAGAGAAAGTTCCATTGACCAACTCATCCAAGGCGGAGACATCTTTGATTTTGTTGCCGTCCATCTCCAAGGAATTGATCTCCTCCGAACTGCCCCGGATAGCGATATCAAGGCTCTTGCCGGTAATGCCCTTGCTCTCGTAATAGGCCCTCACGGCCTTTTCCTTGGCTGCTTTGGTCTCTTTGCTGGCCTGTTCGCTCTTATAGTTGTCGAACTCACCTTTCAGCGCATCATACTTGTCTTTCCACTTTCCGGCGGTTGTTGCACTGTCCTCGGCGGTCTGCTTTTCGGTTTTCAGGGTTTCGATCTCTTCGAGCTTTTCCGTGTATCGCTCTTTTGCAACGAACTCCCTTCCAACGGAAGAGTTGACGGCCTGCGCCAGCTTGGCAACGGCATCAGAAGGGATAGATCCATCCTCGCTGATGTACTTTCTGATAATTGCGTCAATGTCGAACATGTTTACATTCCTTTCTCGCTGTTACGGGTGCTACCCTAAGAATGTTTGTATAAAATCCGCAAATGCGGGTCTTACCAAAAGAAAAAGCGTGAGCAGATACCGAGATTTACTCGATATCTACCCACGCTCGGGCCTTCCGCCTCAACGCTTAGAGGCGGGAGCAATATTTATTTCAGAAAAATGATTTTAACCCATTTAAAACCGATGAAATTATATAATCCCAAATATCTGCAAGCCCTATGTCTGCAAATCGTTCTAACAAGGCATTAAGCGCGCAAAAAATCGCAACCATTATAAGTGCAGAACAGAACAGAGCGAAAGAAAGCATCGTGACTGCAAATAACAAATTAAGCATCCCTGTGCTTAACCTCCTCCCGCTTAATATGTATAATTTTAACACCATTTTTCACGGGAATCAACTCTATTCTGTCCCCTTTTGCGAGAACTGCCTCAATGGCCCTGATTTGGTTTTCATCCATCATGCGTTCTCCAAACTATCTTCAAGGATGTCTCTATATTCCTGTGTATGGTCTTTCGCCGCCGGTGCAATAAACGGCCTTGCCGGGTTTCCTGCTGTCCAATGCCAATTTCCCTCGTCATCCTGATACACCCACGGCGTGGGGCGACCTCCATCGGCGTATTTGCCGGTTCCTAATTCCACATAGGGGGCGTACTCGACTCCTTGCACACCAACATACACTTCCTCGCCGTCTACAAGATAGGAAACATGGCTCGCAAGGTTTCCCGTGTCCCACGCCTTTTGGTCTCTCAATGACTTTACAGCGTAATTCACCGCTTTTTGCCCGATAGATTCCAGTCCCCGCTCTAAAGCGTTTTGAAACGCAGCCAAAATCTCTCCGCTGTTGTCCTCGAACGTATATTCAAAACCATGCGTTGAAAACGTCTGCCTTGCCATTATTTCCCCCTCTTTATTTTGGCTCGTTTCTTTTGTTCATCAGTCAGAATCGACTTAAACCCAACCGTTTCACGCACACAACTGCAACGGCAGTTATAAATATTCCATCCGCTTGCGCCCATACTCTTGTCTCTTGGGAACATCATTTTTTCCCCTCCGACAATAAACGGCTCATCTTCCTTTTTCTTCTGCCCATCTGCTCTCATGTGTGCCAGTCGTGTCCGTGCGTCATGCCCTGCTACCCATTCTTTTTCTATGATTGCCCCTTTGCTTTTCAGATCGTCCGCCGCATCTTGCCTACCAGCCTCCATAGCGGTCAAGGTTGCCGTTCTTGCTGTCCGCAGTGCGCTTGCTCGGTTCATTTCCGGGATGCGGGCCTGTAAATCAGTTGCTATCTTTCCAATGCTCGTACCTGTTAAAAGCCCACGGGTCACCGTCTTTGTAATTTGTTTTTTTCCCCATGCAAGATCAATCCCTCTACGGAGCGCCTTTTTTGCGGGATAATATGGCATCAAGTCCGGCTCTTCCAAAATAAGGCGACGGACAAGTTTTTCATTCCATTGCAAAAAATTTACGTTCGTAAGATTGTCTCGAATTGGTTTTGCAAGTTGCTCCTGCATCCATTGTCGGTTCATTGCGTAAATTTTTGCAATATCGTCGTTCACATAGGCGATAGCCACCTCGTTTGCCTTGGTCATCCGCTCGGCGATGCGCTCCCGGAGCGCCTGATACCGCTCGCCCCTGCCAATCTGATTAAGCCGCCATTGCTTATAATCCTGCTCCGTCCAAACTTTGCCATTGATTTCCGTGCCGATCAGGGCTTTCATTTCCTCATCCCGCTCACGGAACCGCTCAAAGTAGGCTTTCACAGTTTCGTCCAGGTCGTTCCGGGCCTCGCGGTACACCTTTGCAATGCGCTTTTCCAACGCGGCTAATTCCTTGTCTGTCAGTCGGTGGGCTTCATCAGGCTTTGGCATCCTCCGTCACCTCGGCTGCTTCGTATCCTTCCATCTGTCTTTTTCGTTCTTGAGCAATGATTTGGCAACCACAACAAGGGCAATCAAAAGCATCAAAAATCGTTTCTTCCGAACCGGATAAAGTCGAGAAGCCTTTGCTTCCTTTTTCACGGGCAATATAATGCCTTTCCTTTTTGGCTTCAAACTCAAAACCGCATACATTACACTTCATCTTTATTTTCCTCCATTGTTTCCTGCGGCAGAAAGTCATCTTCCGGCCCTTCTTCCACCCGCTCTGTTTCCTCTGCCGCTTTGCGCTCCATCAGGGCGTCGTACTGGTCGGCGTCCCCGTTGATGGTCAGCAACTTCTTTGTGATGTACTCGTCATCGTAATACTCCGCGCCCATGAGGATGGTCTGTGTTTCCTCGGCCCGGTTGATGATTTTACTGCGTGTATAGCTCGGCTCATCGTCAATCCCAGCAAGAGCCAGAATACCGAGGATAAATTCCGTCATGCTGGCCTCGAAGTCATCCACTTTCAAGTCCAAGGGCGTATAGCTGGCCGCAATAGCCGTTGCCGTCTGATTGCCAGCCGACACCGCTGAAGAATCGAACGCCTGGAAATCCTCGTACAGCTTACGTTTCAGCATGTCAATGGTGGCTTCCGTTCCCTGGAATGGGGCCTCTATGGTGTGCGGCTCTGCTGTAGCTCCTTCGTCCTCCGTACTTCCGGCGTGGACAATGTGCATGGTACGCACTTTGTCAAGGAATTTCTGATCGTCCAGGTCATTCATGCCCCCGGCGTTTTGCAGCACCCAATAAATCAGGTTGCCCTCGTCCACATTGTTGACCATGTTTGAGGTGCACAGGTCCAGCGCGTCCACGGTATTTCTCTTCCCAGTCAGTTCGGAAAGCGCATCCTCGCCGTTTTTCAAGGGCACAATGGGGAAAGAAGGATAATTCTCACCATCGTAGATTTCCGTTCCGTCCGCTTGCGAGGTCCGCAGTCGCAGGATATAGGGCCGCTTGTCCTTCAGGATGCTCATATCCTCTCCGCTTCGCTGGATATAATTGGTGTATCCGTCCACCTCGTAGAGCGTCGCCCGCAACGGTTTATCATCAGCTACTTGCCAGAATCGAATGCCCGCCATGAGTGCGCCATTCTCTTCATCATAGAGCGGCACAAATTCCCGCAGCTTGAATACTTCCACATGGTCAAGATTCCAAAAGCCAAAGGACACGCCAGCAATCAAGGCATATTTCCCGGCTCTGACCATCTCCAGGTCAAACTTCTTTCCCAGTTTGTCCTTTGTCGCATTATTTTGGAAGGTCACTCCATTGCCTAACAGGTAGGACACCTCCTGCCGCACATCGAAGCCGAAAAAGGAGGATGCGATTTTGTGGTTGGCAGTGTACATATCCCGGTGCGCCCGGCCCTGCATATCATATATGATTTTCTCATAGCGGTTGATAGTCGGATTCTCGCCCTTAAAGTATAGTCCGGCATCTACCGCCATCTTATATGCCTTGCTACTCTTATGCTGGTTAATTGCCTGCCTGATAAAATCCATCCGGGCCTTTTCGTCCTCGCCCACAGCAAGCAAATCCTGATATGTAAGCAAAAAATCACCTCTCCCACAGTGGAATATATTGCGGTTGCCCCGCCTTACGCATCTTGTGGCGGAGAACTGTCATCACAAAGTATCGGATATCGTCCATTGCGTGGTCGTTCTCCTTGATTGGCTTGTCCTCCGTGGCTTTTTCATCCCATCGGTATAAACCAAACTCCCGGATAGCATCCTTGCAGGAGCGGTGAACTTTGATTGTCCCGTTCTCAATGTAGCGGCTGGTGGTGACGATTCCGGGAACCACATCATTGACCGCCTTATGCACCCGGAACCGCCGGTGCCGCCTGATGACCTCGATAAAGGACGCCGCAGACGGGTCAACCACCACGGAGCGCACTTGCAGATCTCCCGCCAGTTTCTCCAGCTCCGTGTAATATTCCTCGTCGGTCTTGCTGGCCTGCTCTGCCCGTCCAGAGTAGTAATACTCCCGTATCCGGGTCGCTGTCTTTCCGTCCCAGCACCACAGGCCAGCGGAGAAAGGGTTGAGCGTACCGTAGTCGCAGGAGATATAATACTCACCGCTCTCCGGCACATCATCAACAATGTTTTCCTTTCCGAACTTGTAGATCAGACCATCTGCCTGACACCAAAGCCCCAAGATATAACGGTCATAATAAACCGTCCCGGTGTATTCCTTTTTCAGTTCCTCCACCACACGGGAAGGAAGCACACCGTCGTCAATTACATAGGACTGTTGGTAGATGTCCGCATCACTGTCCAAAAATTTCTTGAACCAGTGTTCCGGGTTGTCCGGGTTGCACGTCCCGTCAAAATGGGAGTGCTCGCAGCGCAGACGGCTTTTGAGCATCTGGAACACGTCCTCGCTCCAAGTTGTCACCTCGTCACCGTACACATACTCGAAGGTCGCACCCTGAATGCGGGAGACGTGCTTCTTGTTGTCTGCTCCAAGGGCATAAACCTTTTTCCCGAACAGTTCCACGGTGTTGTCGCTGCGGATAATCCCAATCTGCCCAGGCCACCACTGCCGCATGGGTTCCAGAATGTTCCTTTCGAGTGTCCCTCTGGTATTTCCAAGCAGAACCAAAAGTCCCTCGCCTCTTGCTGCTACAATTCGTTTTGGAATGGTAACTGTGAAATCCAGAAACGATTTTCCACTGCCCGTGGCTCCAGTCTTTACGTTCCACCTGTGACTACAGTTCTGGAGGTATTCCACCTGCTTTTCAGTCAATGGCACTCGGTATTCCCTCCAGCAGTTCCTTCGCCCGTTTCAGCCCATCAGAGTCACCCGGCATTTCGGGCTTGTCCCTCCACCTGTCCGGTCTTCGGTTCTTCAGCCAGAAGATTTGCGCCGTGGTATCCGGAATCACTGTCTTAACGGTCTGGATGACCTTTCGCCCGTCCTTTTCGCTGATCTCTACCCGCTCCTCCATGTACTCGTAGCCCAGGGCCCGTTTCAGAAGAGCGTTTTCCACCTGGATATCCACGATTTCTTTGCCCTTTTTTATGGCCTCCGAAAACTCAGGGAACTTGTTTTTCCAATCGTATAGCGTGGTTGCGGATATACCAATCTTTTCCGCAAGCTGTTCATCTGTCAGCCCATCCCGTGCCCATCCTTCAAGTAGCAAGAGCCCATCCGGCTCCAGCCACCGTTGATATTTGCCTTTCGCCACAATGGGCTCACCACCTCAATCAAAATTTCCCGTACCCTCCCCCCTCCCATCATTTCAGCGAGACGGGCACGCCCTTGTATCAAAGCTCCATATTGGGGTAAACATTTTCCCACACTTTCATATGGTAAATATTTACCTCGCCATAGTTCGCGTCGAAGATCTTTCTAACTCCATAGCCCATCCGCTCACTGACATTTTTCAGTTTTCTCCAGTCAAAGTCTTTATGAGATCGTCCGTTCATGTGTGCGACTCTCTTGATGGAATACCATTCCCTGCTTCTGTCCAGTTCTGCCTCCAGCGCTTTTCTTTTGTCCTGCTCTCCTTTTAAGGCTGTACACAACTGGATCATCACATCTGGATTCAAGATTGCCGCCTCAAGAGTTTCTGGGGTCATGTAAGCTCCATGCTTACGGACAGATGGAATCACTTCGCTTGTTACCCACCGCTTGAATTTTTTTGCTGTGGGAAGTTTGCTGGAGAGCACCAGAGAATACAGGCCACTCTCGTTGATGATGGTCATGTTTCTGGACTGGCTGCCGTCGTGAATCCCGACGTTAGCTTTATCCTCGTCATCCACGTGCCGATCGAGCGCATCACGTGGGTTGCTGTACCCCAGGGCCTGGGCAACATCCTTGCCTACCAACCACGGTTCGCCCTTTACTTCAACAGTGCGGATGACTCCAAACTCTGGGCTTTCAAAGAGCTTCATTTTGTTCATGTGAGAGGTCTCCTTTCGTATATGTTAGGAGAGGTGGCGGGGGCATATCCCGCCATGCGTTACCCCTCAATTTAAGCTTTCCGCCCCCGTCTCCCGCAACGAGGTGCGGCATATATACCCCTTCCGGGGTATGCTCCGGGTTTGGTCAGGCTTTCCGGGGGCCTGCTCGCCCGGCCTATTTTAAAGCAACTATGCTACCGGACTCTGGTGCCACCGCCCGCCTCATGCGGCGAGGAGCGGCGTATGTGCGCTTTCCCGCTTAGATTGTCACGCCTTCTGCGCCCAAAGTTGACCTACAACTCTGGATGGTACGCACGGCAGTTTTCAGCGGGATAGCGCCGGGGCAGGTCATAGCTGCCGCCGCTTCCGCCTCCATGACAGGCGGGTGCCCTTTACCCTTCTCCGGTGCATAATTAGGCACTGTAAGCCCCCGGTATAGTGTCTTTCCACAGTCAGCTCCTTGGCCTTTGGAGCAAGCTTCATTTAGTGCCCGCAAGGGGCAATGTTTCGCCGCATGGAGGGCGCGACCCTCCGGCCCGGATGTGTGGGCTGATGCGCTCGTGCGGCGTATGTACCCCGGCAAGCGCCGGGGTTTGGGAGGAAAAAGAAAAAGCGAATGGGAGCGCAGGGGCATACGCTCCCACACTCCCATTGTCGCATACATATTTCTGCTCACTCATAAAACTTTATGAATTTGCAATATTTTCTATGAGATTATGAAAGTTTAGGGCTTACTCTTCCTCCATTTTGCAGAGTTCATCGAGGCTAATGTGATAATATGCCGCAATCAGCTTTAGGGCTGTCATTTTTGGCTCCACTTCCCCTCTCTCATATTTTCGTAATGCATCAGGGCTTAACCCCATTAGCTGTGATGTAACCGTCATGCTCCTGACCGGCCTCATAGACTCCCTTAACCTTCTTAGCCGCTCTGGAAACTCGTCCATCCTATCACCATCCTATAATCCCTGCTGTTCCAGAGGGCAGTCAAAGGATACTCTTTTTCTCCTCTTTCCTATTTCCTTGGATTCACAGTGATCCACGTCCCCCACCCTACGGCATCCGGTATCTAATAGATGGTTGCAAAAGGGCGCATCCTTGGAATTATTGATACCTCGCCAGTAGACGCAGGTTTTCCCCTTGTCACAGATTTCGACCATTTTGTCCGCCCTCCCCGTCATGTATGGAGCCAATGATTTCTTCCGCCCCAGTCCATGCGTATCCCGGATTCAAGTTAGAGAGATAAACTGTCGGCATACCACCAACAAAGGTTCCTCCGTGCTTTTGAATCCATACTACCTCATGTGGGCAACCACGGCTGCATCTTACAATGTCCCCAACAAAAACCTTCTTCCCGTTCTTGTCGGTCAGGCCGGTATACTGACAAACCGTGGAGGGGTCAACCTCAACTTCGTCGTACTCGTGGAGGTTATCAATCCATCCGAAAAACGCAATTAGACTACCATCATGGGCGCACTGGCATTTCCCTTGCCTTTTTAGGCTACAATCAGCACGGTCATATACCGGATACCCTTCCACCCACTCTCCATTATCCAGCCGCTTGGCTTTGAAAAGGATTTCTCTCATTCCGCACCTCCGATGATCTCGTCAAGGGTGACGTGAACACCCGGCTTTATTCCAAGCGCTTTTTCAAGGGGATTGTCTGCAACATACGCATAACACGGGTTTTTCTGTTTTTGATAGCTTTT